CATATTATGATATTCTTATTACTACGAAGTTTCCGTTTCTATAAATTTGTCCTATTGCTACTCCACCAGTAGCTGCTGCTGCATCGTCTGCATAATTTTCTAATGTTAAGAAATTTAATGAACCCGATACTGTAAGTGAACCTGTTATTGTTTGATTACCGTTAAATGAATTTGAACCTGTAGTAGCAAATGAACCAGTATCAATCACTGAACCTGAAGGTCCTGCTGGTCCTTGAGGTCCTGTATTTCCATATATTCCACTAATTGGAACATAGGAACCTGAAATTATATAATTTGTTCCTATAAATGTTGCTTTAACATCTAATGTTGGAGGAACTACGTTATTAAATGTAGCTGTAAAGGATGCTGTTGGAGCACCTGTTAAATTACGTTGAACAATAATATCAGTACCTGTGGAAGCATCCCCATCAGTATTAATTTGTAATTGTCCTGAGTTAATACCTAATGAACCTGAAGTTAAAGTATATTCTAAAGCAAATGACCTATTTGAACCAGTTGGATTGGGTATAGTTACAAATACTTCATCAGTTGGGTCACTACCAAAAGCGTGATTAAATAAAACAGCACTACCCGTAGCACTACTTCCTGAACTAAATGGATAACAATCACCATTAATACATAATGAACCTGTAATGTCTACAGAACCAGTCATTGTAGCACCTTGTTTAAAGTCTGCTGTGCCTTGGTTTCGTAAATTACCTGTATATACTGAACCTGTAGGGTCAACCTCACTAACATTGTTTATAGGGTTTAATAACACGTTATTCTGTGAATTCACCACAGTACGTGAACCTGAAGGTTGAATTAATACTATACCGTTAGAATCAACTATAGACGCATTTGAAGCCATAATCACGTTATTGGCAACTTCAAAATTTTGTTCTACTAATGATGATGTAGGTTGTGTTAAATTAATCTCGTTATTGTCTCCAAATATGCTTGTACCATATAGATTATCAGGCAATGTATTACCTGAACCTACTACAATTACATTGTTTTGTGTTTCATTGTATTTAGAATTACCTAATACAATTACACCCGCATTTACGTTGGTTGGTTGTTGTGTATTCCAACTTACCTCACTACCATATGCCTCAAGATAATCTAATGTAGAGGCATAACTTAATACAGCAGCATCAGTAACAGGTGTTCCGTCATCATATCTAACATAACTAACTGAACCATTATCACCAAAATTGTTAATGATTACATCCTCATAATCCTCAGCTCCTATACCTGTAGGTACTCTACGTCTGCCTGTAAATGGTTGAGTGCGAGGTATTAATTTAATTAATTCAACTTGTGTTGATTCTTGTTGTATTAGGTTAGCACCTTGTATTTTGTTTATTCTGTATAAATGTCCGTCTATAAAAATTTTATCATTGAGTTTGATATTTTTTATGTCTGCGGGATTTAATACAACATTACACGTTAGTAAACGCGCATCTATGTCATATAATGAGTTGATGTAGAATGCCCAATATCTGTTATATACACCATCTTGACATTGTCCGTTTACCGCTGGTTGCTGGAATGGATAGTATCCTATATTAGCATAGTGAATGTCTAATGATGAGGTAAATAATGTAGGTGAATCTGTTGTTGCTAATAATGTTCTGTAGTATGATAAAGCACGAACACCACTTGCTGCGGGGTCATCTATATAATAAAATGTTGAACCTGTAGGTACTGAAAATGAACCTGTTGCTGTTCCATACATTTCATTGTTTGGAATCGTTTTTACAGGTTGTTTAAATAATAATCTCGGTTTAAAATTAAATGGTTCCAAATATTTGCCTTCGGTTTGTTTTACTAACCAAGGTAATACTGTGGTGCCATTATTTCCTTTTGTGGGAATACCTTTAACAGGTGTAGCACCATAAAATCCACCTATAGTTTCCTCACCAGATGCTAAATCGCTATCTGTAGTGTAAGTGTAAGCACCATATACATTGTTTGATGTTCGTAATTGATACTGATTTAATACATCAGCATCCTCGGCATCACTAAATTTAAATGACTTAGGTAATGATTGAATTGGGTGTGATATAGAATATTTAATACTTCTGTCTACAATATCAGTCCAATCAACAGTTGAACCTAAATTAATCCAATCATTATATGGTTCTATTCGAAGTATGTTTTTAGTATTTTCTACTGGTTCAATTACTAAGTTAAATTTTTCAATCAAACTTTTCATATAATCCAATGTCTTGATATCGCCAAATACTTTAGATACATCAACTGTTCCCCCAATTGGGTTTTGAGGTGTTTGAACTTTTAGATATACTCCGTTTTGTCCTGAGGCAACACTAGTAGTAAATTGTTCTATACCATTAGATGCTGGTGTTTGTAAGGCAAAAAAGAATGATATTGTTTGTCCTGCCGTCAGGTTTACAGATATATTACCTGTATTTATTACACCTGAGATTGAGTTAACTAATGGGGTTTTGCTTGTATGTAAAATAGTTCCCATTGTAGTTCCATTTGTTACATACAACACAAATTGTCTACCTTTATTTGTTTGAACCAAGGGTCCAAAATTAGAGGTAATACTAAATGGTATGTTTACGTTTATAATATGATTGCCTGTAAAATCAGCAGTATATGAATCAGCAGCTAAATCAAAATTATTACCAGCATTAAATACACTTTGGTTAAATACTAATTTAGCAGGTGTTAATATAGTAAATCCAGAGGCAACTGATTGAGTTGCGTTTGTAAACACATACGAACCACTACTAGGGGTAACAAATGCTAATCCGTCCTTATCATCCACAGAATTTAAAAAATATAAATCCTTAAATAATTGAGAATCAAAAAACGATGATGTGTATTTGTAATTTATTTTATTGAATATCTCATCTACAATTGTTTTTGCCTGAATAGCAGGTTTAAATTGAGATACTTTTAATGGTGTTGTTGGATTATCCATTTGATACTTGGCACCACCAAATTCAAATTGTGGTGATTGAGAGTCTAATGGATTGGCACCATAATTAATTAATGGATAAAATATTGAACCTGAAAACAAGTTATCGTTCCACGATTGTGAAATTGAGGCATATGAGTATGAGTGAGAATAAGGTGCCCAATTTAATTCAGCTAAACCTTGGTTTTCAGTTAATACTCTAAAGTCTACTGTTTCGTTTACTACAACACAATTGTAAATTACATCATTGTATTCATCACTTATTAAGTCATTAATGTATAATTTACCTTTAAATACTGCCTCACCATCAACTAATACCTGACAAGGTACTGACTTGTTTAATGCTACAGCTGGTGTAGTTCCTAAATCAAATACATTGTTAAAAAATTGATTGTTAGTGTCAGTGCCTGGTAATGTAAATGTTTGTGATGAAATACCAAATACACTTCCTATTGTGCCTACCTCAATTGCTGAAATATCTAATAGAAAATCAGGACTATCAATGACTTCTAAATCAAATTTAACCCCATTATCATTGGTTGCGCGTAATATAACTTGAAATTGATTACTCATTATCTGCTTCTCTTGTTATTTGCTAATGTAAAGTTAACTACGTAATTAAAATTCTTTTGTGTTCTTGGGTTTGTTTTGGTTTGAAATTGAGTATCAGTAATAATGATAGGCAACCAAATATTACCTTCTTGAACATATACGTTTGGTGAGAAAAATAATTGTCCTAACCAATCGGCTTCCGCTTGTGTTAGCCAATCGCTATACACTTGGAAATTCTCGCTTATATTTGTATAATAACCATTTGTTCCCCTACGTTCACGATTATACGGAACATTATTGGTTGTTGTATTATACGGAACAAATGTTTGCTTGTATAAACCATAGTCTAATGCTGTGGTTTGGTTTGTTGCTAATGTAAAATTAAAATAATCCCATACACCATAATCGTTTATGAAGGCAAATCGTTTACCATCATAAGCACAATTTGTTTGTTTTTCAAATGTAAATGAATCCCAAGTGGCATTCGTGTTGGGACCTGAACTACTACGTGGGTGTAATTTAACAGTATATTTGTCCCAACTACCTGTTATCTCAGGTATATTTCCATTGTCAATTAGGTTTTGAGGACCTACACCAATATGAAGTAATAAACTACCTGATGTTTGAAATGGTTGAGCAGATGAACTACAAGGCTGGATTGTAGCAGGGAACGTATCAGTTATAGAACCTGTCCTAGGACCACCTGAAAAAATGTTGTTTGTATTGTTTAAGTTATCAAACACATATGATGCTGTTACTCCCGCAGTATAAACGTTATATTCAACGAAAGCTATATCTTGTGCGGATGACGTGCTTTGATTTAGATTGCCGTTTAAAACGCTTATAGACGCGTAATCTGCGGCTTTAACATATTGGGTGCGTGGGGCATCTGTTAATGCTACTTGATAAGCAAATGAACCAGTAAATGGTATTGCCTCCATTTTAAAGTATGAACCAGTAGCCCAGTTCCAATCACCTGAATTAGGGTCTAATGTACCATTAATTAAATAATAAAATGGAATAGAACCTGTAAATGCTGCCGAACCAGTAGCATTGCCTACACCCGAGTAACTAACTACAGATGAGGTAGTTGATGTGCCAAATTCCTCACCAAATGCTACTTTAAAGAATTTAGCTGTTTGAGAGTTTTTATTAAATAAGCTACCTGTTTCACCAATTGTTAAAGCATGATTATCATAGTCCAAATATTGTTTTACGATACGTCCTAAGTTAAATACACCTTTACCCGATGGATTAGGTTGTTGTTTTATTGTTGTTAATACAGTACCACAGCCATCTTGTAAGGCACACACATATTGAAATTGTGGTGCTGATGATGATACGGAAGTAAGTTCCCATAGTAAATCAGCATTTGCTAAGTTAAGTTGTGATGCTGCTTGCTGGATTGTTATTTGACTCATTTATTTAATATTGTGTTTATTTCTGCTGCTATTCCTTCAGCAAATATTTGTGTGAAATCTTGGTTTAATACTCTGTCTAATGCTGGTTGAATCCAAGGTTTTGCCTTGTATCCTTTTCTATTAATTTTACGTGTAATTAAAAATGCTAATTGTTCACGTGATACACCTTGACGAGGTGCTATGCCCTTAAATCGTATCCATCCCTCAATTTTGTTTCTCCAATTTTGTTTAGGACCGCCTCGTTTACTTGGGCTTCTACCCTCATCAACTGCCTCACCATATTCATCCCAAAATAATGCTAATCCAATTTCATCACCTTGTCCTACAACCTCATATCTAACTGAACGTGATAAATTACCTGATGCGTTAATTCCTTTTGATTGTAGCTCATTTCTTAGGGAGTCAACAAATTGTTGTCCTAATATGTTTAATGCCTCATCAATTGAATTAACCATTATAATTTAGGATAATTACAGAAGTCTAATGTTCCGTATGTGTTAACAGTAATATTTGCGTTCCAACCACACACTCTATCATTGAATGACTCGTATAATGGGGTAATGCTGTTTAATGTTATGTATTGTTCTTGTTGCTGGGCACCTAAGTTAAAATAAGCAATCACATCGTATATATAAACCTCGGTTTGTGATTGTAATTTCAAAACATCAGTGTCAGTTAATTGTGGAACATCTAACATAAAAAACTCAAAATTAAGTGCTCTAGCACCTGAAACACCATTTATACTTAATACCATACCTTGTGAGTTTAATGGGCGTAAAAATGCTAATGGGTATTTTACATTTTGAGTTAATGAATCTAGCCTGTCAATACTTCCCTCACCAAACGAGTTTATAGCGAGGTGTTCATTACACGCGGTTCTAAATTCTTCAACTATATATTGATAGGTAGGAAAGTCAGCCATAATTAACAGTTACAATCCTCTGCTGGAGGTAATTTATCTAAAATTGTTTGTAATTCGGTTTCAGTTAAACCATAAAATGATTGTAACGCAGGGAAATTTAAATCATTCCTACGTGCTAAAATACCTGCCTCTAATTCAGTTAGTTCAGGTGTTTCTGTACCAAACGCTTTACGTGTTTTCATAGTTGCTTTTGATACACCAGCACCATCAGCTACTTCAAATTCGTTATTTTCTATATTTTCCATATTGTTGTTCTTGGTTTTGTTGTTGTACTAATTCGTGTTGTAGTGACATATGGTTAAAAACAAATATCACGTTTAAGTCTGTAAGGCAT